GACCAAGGCACTTAACGCGCATACCGCGCTCGCAACTCAGGCCGGGCTTGACTGCGCTTAAGGCTTGGAACTTCTGCGATGCGCCGAACTGAGCCTTGATTTCAAGCGTCAGCGGGTTGAACAGATACCAGTCGTCATCGTTGAACTTGCTGGCTGGCACGGTCATGTCGCCGTAGCCCAGTTCGGTCAGAACGCTTTGTGCTATGTCTGCGTGTCCCATTACGCCGCCACCTCTTGAGCAACCGGCGACCATTGACCAACCGTCACGAGATAGCGGAATCGTTGAGCCATTGCGTCCTTAGCAGCGGCCCAAGCAGCGTCCCAAGCAGCGGCCCTAGCAGCGTCCCAAGCAGCGTCCCTAGCAGCGTCCCAAGCAGCGTCCCTAGCAGCGGCCCTAGCAGCGTCCCAAGCAGCGGCCCTAGCAGCGTCCCAAGCAGCGTCCCTAGCAGCGTCCCTAGCAGCGTCCCTAGCAGCGTCCCTAGCAGCGGACAATTCATTGTCTGTGGCTTCGCCATTTGCATGGCGGCGGGCAACATCCAGCGCGGCAGTGCTGCGCGCATCGGTCATCAGGTGGCGCACAGACTCAGCGCAATCGACCGCGAAGTGGCGCCACAGCGCCGCTTGCTCTGGCTCTGCGCGACAGCACCACAGCGCATCGTCAAGGCCATTGCTTTCGAGGATGGTGACGAACGAAACAGGTTCGTCATCCGGCTTTGTCTTGCCCAAGTGCTTGAGCAACTTTGTCCAACCTTCTGCGCAAGGCGAGTGCTCGCGGATTCGGTTCAGTGTTGTGTGGATCATCTATCACCCCTTGTTGCTGACGCGTTGTTTGCGTCGATGAATTCATTACACCAGAAGGTGCAAGGAAGTGCAATAGGGTGAGCACAAAAAAGTGCAATTTATTTCGCACCATCCCTTAGGCGGGTGGTGGCTATGTTGCAAGCAAGCGCAAAAAAGCCGCCCGAAGGCGGCTGTGTGTTGTGGTGAGGTGGGCTACTGCTACTTCACGGCGCTACAGAAAATCTTTCCAAAATCGCCGCCCGCTCAGCGGCCCACTTCCTGGCAGATTTGCGGTCAACAAAGGCGGCTCGGCTATACCCATGAGCCCGCATACACCGGCAGTGCTCTAGAGCTAACTCAAGCAGCCCGGGGGCGACAATCAATGCGGCGGGCGTCTTTGCCATCGCTCGACTAGGGTCAAACTCGTACACCACGCGCGCGATGTCTTGAAGAGGTGATGTGATGATGGCCTGCTCATACATGAGCACTGCCACCGATGGTGGGGTAATCAAGTGGGGGGAGAGATTAACCAGCATCTCTCGGCATGTCCCAACATCGTAAGGGCCTATCACCTCAAGCGAGGCCATGGCAGATTGACGAGAGAGGAACCCTACCGTTCCCCCGATTGTGTGTGACGCGACAAACATCTTTTGTATTCCCTGCACCGATCAGGGAGATAGCGTGCAGTAAGTGCAAAAAAGTGCGACTAGATTTTACCCTTTAAGTCATCGATTATGTCCAGAAGGACCATAGCAATTTCTGACCTCTTTGCGCTATCTGAAATTTCATCTAGCGCGCGGGCGATTCGCCTACTCTGAATTGATAACTCCTGCGGCATGTGCGCTGCTTCAGCTTCCTTCTTGCGCGCATCAGCCAGATGCACGGCTGTGTCAATGTCGCCGCTTTCCGCATCGTGTATCTGGTCTAGCCACCCGCGCGGCAGGTTCAATTTTGCCTCGATGTGACGCGCGATCTTTTCGCCAAATGGTTTTCTCGGCGGCGTGGCGATCATGTCGCCAAGTTGGGTAGGGCTGCGGTCAACCTCTTCCCCTAGGCGGGTCGTCCCCCATCCCTTCGCTTCCATGAAGGCAATCAGGTTTTCAGCTCGAATCAATGAATCCTCACTCATGCCCCGAGTGGGGCGCATGCCATGCACATGAAAGTGCAACAAAAATCGCCTTAGGTGTAGACACACTGCACCTTATGGTGTAATGTGTCACACATGGCACTGAAACCTTACTTCCACGACCTGAAGTCGCACGAGAAAAAGCGGCTAGCAGACGCATGCAAGACAACCGTGGGCCAGTTGCGAAACGTGGCAGACGGCTTCAACACATGCAGCATCTTGCTCGCCGCCCGCCTTGAACGAGAGTCAATGGCGCTTTTTGGCAAGCACCGAATGGTGCAAAGGGCCGATCTTATCCCGGCTGATATTTTTGCTGAGGTATGGCCCAAGGAGGCCAAGCCCCGCAAGAAAGCGGAGGCCTGAATGCGCGCCCTCCACATCTGCGCCGTATTCGCGGCCTTCATTTTGTCCACCGCGCTCACTCTGCCCGCTGTAGCCCTGCGCGGCGTCAGCTTGGCTTTTGATGCTGCCAGCGCTGCCCTGCTGTGGTTGGCTGCTGAGATAGAGCGGCAGGTGTCCTAAATGACTTTCCGCCCGCACGCTTCCCCAGCCTTGCAGCCCCGCCTTAGCGGCTGCTTTTCCTCCCTGAGCAGTGATGCCCCCGCGTCTTTGCAAGGCCAGGCGTGCGGGCCTTTTCATAGCTCGTCCATATCCCAGAGCCAGTACAGCGCCTCTGCTGCCTGCCGCTCAAGTCGGTCTAGCAGCGCTTTGAGCGTGGTCGCTGCCCATGTGTCGTGGGTGATTCGTGGTGTGTTCATGACTCAACTTTGCGCCGCCCCTAATCGGGGATTCAAGCGGGGATCACTATGAATTTTTCTATCGACGGGCAAATGTCGCTGCCCCTGCTGTGCCGCTTGGATGGGCCTTCAGTGGTCCCAGATCAGCACATCAAGGCTTGCGCTTCATACCGCGATGCTGTGCGCCTGTGCTGGGCTTTGCGCCGCGTGAAGGAGATGACAACGCTAACGCTCGCTGAGAAAGCGGGCCTCCCAAGCAACCACCGCAGCGACTACCTCAGCGACAACAAGGACCGCCGCGAATTGCCCGCCAAGTACATCAAAGCCTTTGAGTACGTCTGCGGAAACACTGCAGTCAGTCAGTGGATCGCGCTGGGGGCGAAGTTGACGGTACTTGAGGAAATCCAAGCGGCCCGCGTGGCCTAACAAACGGAGCCAAGACATGAAGCACACCCAATGCGCCAAGCGCCAAGGCGACTTGCTCGTCGATGAATTGAAGAAGCGCGGCATGACCATCGGAGAGATGGAGGCACTTCGCATCAGCACATGCCCTTGGAAGCGCGTTCGTGAGTGCATCCCTGAAGGCTATGTACTCGATACGTCAAAGCGCCGTGGCCGCCTGGTGGTGTACCGCATTGTGCGCAAGGCGAGGGGGTAAGCCGTGGCGCGTATCCGCACGATCAAACCCGAGTTCTTCACGTCCGAAGACATCGTTTCTTTGACGCCGCTTGCACGCCTCTTTTACGTGTCACTGTGGTGTGAGGCTGACCGCGAAGGTCGCCTTGAATGGAAGCCTCGCACACTCAAGATGCGCTACCTGCCTGCGGACAATTGCGACATTGAGGCGCTGGGCTCTGAGCTGGTAAGCACTGGCCTGATCGTGCTCTATGAATTCGATGGCCGCACCTACGCTCATATCCCTGGTTTCACTCGGCATCAAGTCATCAATAACCGAGAGCAGGAATCGGCCATTCCTTCCCCGCCTCATTCAAAAGGTAGCACGCGTGCTGACGCGTCAGTGACGCGTGAAAGCGGAAGGAAGGAAGGAAAGGAAGGGAAGGGAAAGGAAGACGCGTCGAATGACGACGCTGGTTTTATCGCCCCCGATGCTGCCGCAATCGAAATCAAAACAACCCGAATCGGTCGGCTGTGCAAGCGGATCAGGCAAGACGCAAAGCTCATGGGCGTGAACCCTCACGACCCGATGCTGATAGCGCTGCTTGATGCTGGGTATGGGGATGATGAGATTTTCGAGGTCTGCCGCGAGGCGGTCGAAAAGCAAAGGCCCTGGGCATGGGCGCACAAGGTCATTCAGTCCCGTAGAGATGAGGCCACAAAGGTTCAAGCCGTGGCCACTGAGTCTCGGGCATCGAAGTTCAAGGGTGGCATTTGATGGCCACCAAAAGCGAAACCCGCCACTGCGTCAACAGGTGCGGGCCTCTAACCAGCCGATTGAAGGGAATCGACATGGCTGATCTGATTTTAACCGGGGGTGGCAATGCGTGGCGTTGAAAACCTCGTGAGCATGCGCAAAAGTGGGCTGAAGCCGTCTGCGGTGTGGGTCGAGATGCTGCCCATGCAGAAGTGGACCCACCAGTACACCGAGCAGGCCGATAGATGGGTAGACATTCACCTCAGCAGCAAGGATGTAGCTGCAATCGAGTTGGCTGATCTGCGCTGCCTGATCGGGTTGACGGCCATTGTTTGCGGCCCCAACGACGACAGCACAGAGAAGGTGGCCAGGGCTTGCTTTGCAGCAGGGGCAAAGGTCGTGCAAGCCGTGTTCCACGACATCAGTAACCCCTACAACATCAAGACAGTTAAGGGCTTGAGGATCAGTGCAGAAGGGGAGAAAACTGTATGGCAACAGTAATCGACCCTGACGATATCGACTTTGCGGCTTACCTTTTCGAGACGGACCCGAAGCAGAAGGTAAAGCCAGCCAAGGCGTTCATTGAAGACATGCTTCATTGGATGTACACACCAAGCCTTGAGCAGCACACTTATCTGCCGTGGGACAAGGTGCGCGACAAGTTCCAGTTTCGCCAAGGCGAGGTGACGCTATGGGCTGGCATCAATGGGCACGGCAAGAGCCTTATAACGGGCCAGGCTGGCCTATCGCTCATGGGGCAAGGTCAGAGCATTTGCATCGCTTCATTTGAGATGAAGCCGCGCAAGACATTGGAGCGGATGGCTCGCCAGTGGTCAGGTATGGCCCCGGCACACATCCATGACCAAGTGGAGTTGATCGAGGGCTACAAAGACGTAGTTCGGCAGTTCGGTGATTGGACTGATGGCCGCATGTGGATATACGACCAACTCGGCACAACGAACCCCGAAACGATGGTTTCGGTGGCCCGATACTGCGCTAAGGAGTTGGGCATTCAGCACATGTTCATCGACTCGCTGATGAAGTGCGTAAAGGGGGAGGACGACTACAACGGGCAGAAGTATTTGGTTGATGAGTTGTGCTCTATCGCCAAAGACCACGACATGCACATCCACCTGATTCACCACATCAAGAAGCTGCCGAATGAGGACCAAATGCCGGGGAAGTTCGACGCTAAGGGGTCGGGCGCTATTACCGATCAGGTGGACAACATGCTCATTCATTGGCGCAACAAGGCCAAGGAAAACGCAATCAAGTGTGGCGAGGCGTTTGACCCTAAGGAGCCTGATGCAGTTCTACTGTGCTCCAAGCAGCGCAACGGGGAAGACGAGCCAATCATTCACCTTTGGTTTGATCGTGAGACGCAACAGTTCAAGGCTGAGGCAGTCGATAGGCCGGTGAGCTTTGATTCATGGCCGCACCGGCCTTGGGGGATCTGACATGAGCGAAGCAAAAAAAGGCGGCATTAAGAAGGGCCAATATCTCGGCGGCATCCGCAACATAGATGACCTCAAATCACGCTGCTACATCAGCGATGAAACCGACTGCTGGCATTGGAGGCTTGGCAAGACGCAGGGCAAATACCCCAAAGTCAATTTCAAGATTCATGGTGAGTCGCACTCACGAACCGGCCTGCGCACTGTGTTTTTGCTGCTTGGCCGCGATGTCCCAGAAGGCCATACGGTCTATCACTACAAGTGCCAATCAACCGATTGCCTCAATCCTGCCCACTTGAAGGCAGGCACGCATAAGCAAAAGTGGGCGCACATAAAGGCTGAGGGCTACATGCGCGGCAATCCTTCCCGCATCGCTGCGAATAAGGCTATCGCTATGAAGCGCTGTAAGGTGGCGCCGCACCTTGATCTGATCTTGAACAGTGACAAGACATCGCCCGAGCTGGCAAAAGAGCTTGGGCTTCATGAGTCAACGATTCGCGCTGCGCGAACGCGCCGCACCGGGTCAGCGCAATTGGCTAACTCATCGGTTTTTATGTGGAGGCCCGCATGAAAGTCTTTCACCACGTCCCCATGCAGATCGCCCGCAACCCTGTTGCCCGAGCAATCGCTAACTCTGCACTTGCTGCATCTGTCCGCACATTTCAAACCCGGCTGTACATGCTGGCTGATGGCGAGGACTGCGAAGGCGATGCGGTGGCCGCTATGCAAGTTCTTGCTGTGGTCATTGAGGCTTTGAAGATCGCACGCCATGCCGAAACGCCCGATGCCCGCGTGATCCGTGGCGCCATGTCCTGCCTAGTCCAGATTGCAGAGCGCGGCTTTACATGGCGCGCTGCTGATGCTGGGGCGATTGACGCAGCACTGACACGCAGCGTGGATGAATACAAGCGGATACCGGCTGTGACGATAAATCAAGCGTGGGCCAAGGTCATGGAAACGAATCGTCGATTGCACGCGGAGGCTGCATGACGAAGAGAACCATGCACAAGGTTGTCGATTCAAAGTTCGGCCTGACAGATATAGAGCTGAAGATCGTTCGGGCAATGTGCGAGGGCCGTAGCACAGTAGGTGTTGCCGCTGTCGTATCCCTTAGCGTCCACACGGTGCGCGACAAGATGCGCGACATCTACAAAAAGATGGGCGTTTATTCGCAAGTCGTCATGGCCTTGCGTGCCGAGCGTGCGGGTCTGCTTGATGGGGTGAATGTATGAATACATCCCCCGCAAGCGAAGTCCTCGCCGCGCACCTGAAAGAGCTTGAATCAATGTATTTCAAGGGCAAGTCAAGTGCCGACCGCAAGGAATACATTGACAACGTAGAGCGAAAAGAGGGGCGATTTATGGCGTCCTGGCTGCGCGCCGAGTTCGGTAAGTGGTGGGCAGCGAAGGGTAGCAAATGATCGTACTAATGAGAGACGCCCAGCAGGGCTACCAAGTGCTGCAAACGATCTGGCGCGAAGCCAAGGCCCGATTGATGGCAGGGCAACCCATGTGCCTTGAACTCAAGGAGCGCACACGCAGCAACGAAGCAAGCGCCAAGTTTCACGCCATGTGCATGGACTTCGCCCGCTCTGGTGTGCAGTGGGCAGGCAAGCGCCGCACGCAAGACGAGTGGAAAGTGCTGCTTATCTCGGGCCACGCCGTCGCTACCAAGTTGGGCGCCGAAGTTGTCCCCGGCCTTGAGGGTGAGTTTTGCAACATCCGCGAATCATCGGCTCGCATGTCGGTGAGTCGCATGAATAGCCTGATTGAGTACAGCTATGCGATGGGTGTGCATTTGGGTGTGAGGTTCACTGCGCAGGAGGTGGCAGCGTGAAGCCCAAGCGCTGCAAGCAATGCAACGAACCATTCACCCCTCAACGCATGGGGCAGAAGGTTTGCGGCCCCGCTTGCGCTATCCCATTCGCTCGCAACCAAAGCGCCAAAGCACAAGAG